AAGAACAACATGGCTCGTCTTCTTGAGAACCAAGCAAAGCAGCTTCTCAAAGAGGCAGCAACAACTATGGCAGGTGGCGACGTAGAAGGTTTCGCTGCTGTTGCTTTCCCAATTGTCCGCCGTGTATTCGGTGGTCTTATTGCGAATGACCTTGTAAGCGTTCAGCCAATGAGCCTTCCATCTGGTCTTATCTTTTTCCTAGATTTCACTTTCGGTGACAACAAACTAGGATACGCCACCACTGATTCACTCTATGGCGGTGGTCGTGTTGGTTCAGCCATTACTGGTGGTGTTGATCTCGCTGGCGAGCTTGACTCTGCTGCTGGTCAGTTCTACAACTTGAGCAACGGTTACTCTTCACCAACTGGTGCTATTACCAATGCTTCATTTACAATTGTTGCTTCTGGTACTTACCCAGCACTTGGTGGTGGTACTATGACAGAGGATCACGCAAACTCTGTTCTTCGTTATGACCCAGCGCTCGTTTCTGGTTCAACAAACTACGTTATCGGTGAGTTGGATATCAGCACTCTTACAGGTTCTGATGGTCAAGGACAATTTAACCGTGACGACCTTGTAGCAATTGAGATTACTGACCTCGCAAACGCTGCTGATCTTCAGCTTCGTCGTCTAACTGCTTTCTCTGGTGCTGCTGGTCAAGCTCCACAGCGTGGTCAGAACATCGTTCGTGTTGTTGTCGCTTCTGAGACAAGATCATCTGACGATCTCAGCGGCTCACTTCTAGCAGCTACTGACGTAACCTTTACCACTGCTGATCTTTTCGAGCAGGGCGGCGCAATTGGTTCTGTTATCGGTGAGGATGATTGGGGTCTTGAGAACACTGAGAATATCCCAGAGATCAACCTCCAAGTTGACTCCGTATCAGTGACAGCAGTCACCAAGAAGCTCAAGGCTAAGTGGACTCCAGAGCTAGGTCAAGACCTAAATGCTTACCACAACCTTGACGCAGAGGTTGAGCTTACTTCAATCCTTTCAGAGCAGATTGCTCTTGAGATTGACCGTGAGATCGTAGAAGACCTCGTAAAAGGCGCTTCAGGTGCTGTATACTACAGGTCACGTAGCCCAGGTCTTTTCGTAGACCGCACAACTGGTGCCGAGGTTGGTGCTAACACAGCTGCTCCAGACTTCACTGGTACTGTTTCAGAGTGGTACGAGACTCTTGGCGAGACCATTAACGATGTTTCAGCCCAGATTCACCGTAAGACTCTACGTGGTGGCGCTAACTTTATCGTCACTTCACCAGAGATGGCTTCAATCATGGAGTTCATGTCAGGTTTCCGTGCTAACGTAACTCCAGACGCAGACAAGGGCACCGCTGGTGCTCAGAATGTTGGTACTCTAAGCAAGCGTTATGACGTTCTTGTTGATCCTTACTTCCCACGTAACCTCGTTCTCGTTGGTCGTAAGGGTGGCTCATTCCTAGAGAGCGGTTATGTTTACGCTCCATACGTGCCACTCCAAGTTACTCCTACCATCTTCGGTGTGGAGGACTTCGTGCCACGTAAGGGTGTCATGACCCGCTACGCTAAGAAGATGGTCCGTCCAGATATGTACGGTCTTGTCATCTGCCGTGGTCTTCTAGGTGAGACAGGAGCGTAAGCTTTACTGACTTAGTTTAGATAAACTGACCCCGTGCTTCTTATGAGGTGCGGGGTTTTTTTGTGTCCAAACAACTACTTATAGAAAAGGAGGAGTTTAAATGAATCCAAGAAAAAAGAAGTATTATGCCCTTAAAGCCCAAGCAGCAAAGGCTGCTCCAAAGCCAGCACCAAAAGTAGAGCCAAAGCCGGTTGCCAAGCCAAAACCAATAGTTGAGCCTCCCGCTCCTATGCCTGCTCCTGTTGCTCCAAAGGCTGAGCCTGTAAAAGTAGAACCAAAAGCTGCCCCGGAGCCAGAAGATAAACCAAAAAAATCTTCAGAGAAGAAGACTTCAAAGTCAAAGAAATCACCTTTCGCTAGAGTGACCAAAACTAAACCATCCGACGATTAAGCCATTTAGACCTTCTCCTACTATTTATAGGGAGGAGAACTATAAATGTCTGAACCCACACTAACACCAGTATCGCAAATGAGCAAGGTTATTCTACCTGCTTCTGCGACATACGCACAAGCAGAGGCTGCATCTTTTCCTTTCACGGTCTACACAGATAATGACTATTTCTTATCAGGTGCTGCAGATCAAGTTGCTTACACTTATCATAAATTAGGTGGTGACGTTCTTGATATTGAATTGGTAAAAGAACAAGTGTTTTCCGCTTATCAAGAATCAGTTTTAGAATATTCTTATCTTCTCAACATTCACCAAGCAAAGAACTCAATTGGCGATCTTTTGGGTGCAAAAACAGGTTCTTTTAACGAGCAAGGTCAACTGCAAGATGACACTGATCTTATCAATGTAGCCCTAAAATTCCCCAAGTTTAAGTTTGAATATGCACGAAGAGTTGGTCATGGCTTTGCAACAGAAGCAGGGATCGGCGGGGTAACTCCAATTTACTCGGCATCTTTTGTAACCTCAGTCGGAAAACAAGATTATGATTTGCAGCAAATCGTTTCTTCTTCTGCGGCAACAGATTCGGGTGTGCCTTACTATGGATTAATTGGAGACGCAAGAATCAACGTAACAAAAGTTTACTACAAGACACCACAGGCTATGTGGAGGTTCTATGGCTACTATGGTGGTCTAAACACAGTAGGAGACTTAGCTAGCTACGGTCAGTATGCTGACGATAGCACATTCCAGTTAGTTCCAACTTGGCAAAATAAACTTCAAGCAATGGCTTTTGAAGATGCAATCTACACTAGAAATAGTCATTATAGTTTTGAGATAAAAGATAATAAATTAAGAATCTTTCCAGATGCCGTGAGTGTAAGTCCAAAGAAAATGTGGATTGAGTTCTTCATTGACACAAACACTCCTTGGAAGGAAGACGGCGACTCTGATAATGGTGTAAACGGCATCAATAACATTAACACACTGCCATTTGAGAACACACCCTATGAATCAATTAACTCAATTGGCAAGCAATGGATTAGAAGATTTGCTCTTGCTCTTTCTAAAGAAACACTTGGAAACATCCGTTCTAAGATAAGCACCATTCCGATCCCAGGAGATAGCGTAACTCTTGATGGTCCAGCGCTTATTTCTCAAGGTCAAACAGAGCAAGAGAAGCTTCGTGAAGAACTAAAAACAATTTTTGATGAACTTACCTATGCGAAAGTCGCCCAGGGTGATGCAGACTTCTCAGAGGCAGTTAATAAAGTTCAGGAGAGAATCCCAATGCGGATTTTCGTGGGATAATAAATGGCTGATAACGAATGGATACAACCAGATGCTCCACCACCACCGTTATTCTTAGGTGAGAAGGAACGAGACTTTGTAAAGCAAGTTAATGACGAACTCATTGAGCGTGTTATCGGTCAAGGTATCTTTTATTACCCTATCAGTATGGAACACACAAATTACCATCCACTTTATGGGGAAGCAATAGAGAAAACATTCTTACCACCAGTAAGAGTTTATGCTCTTGTAATGTGGGAGGGTTTTGAGACACAAACAACAAATTTAGGTATCGACCGTAGACCTTCTATTGTTATTCACTTCCACAAGAGAAGACTAACAGAAGATCAAGATCTTTATGTAAGAGAGGGAGACTTTGTTCTCTACGGTGAAACATACTATGAAATCGTTCAGCTAAACGAACCAAAACAAATATTCGGTCAAGTAGACCATAAAATGGAAGTAGAAGCAAAGTGTATTAAAGCACGCCAAGGAACATTCAATGCCAAATAATCCAAGATACAGAGGCGTAGAAAAAGCAGATGAGAATCTAAGCGTAGAAGAAATCCAACCTTCTACTCTAGAAACAATAGATTTTGCTTTATTTGATTTCATTAATGACAAGATGAATAATGCTTCTACAACAAATGAAGGTTGGAAAAAAGTCCCCGTAATCTGGGTTAGTTCTGAACGTGCATTTTTGTCTAAGAATAACAAAGATTTAAGAGACGAAGATGGAACTTTAAAACTACCTCTTATAACGATTGAAAGAACTTCCGTAGCAAAGGATTTGACATTTAAAGGTTCTTACTATGGAAACCCAGTAAACTTTACTGATCCCACTCGTGGGGGACGCATAGTCTTAGCTAGAAAAATAGTAAGAGATAAAACAAACAACTTCAGCGTTGCTGATAACACAAAAGATTTAAATGGAACAAGGCGAACACCAAACGGTCAAGCTTACTATCCAACAAAGAAAAATGAAAAAGTAGTTTATGAAACACTAAACATTCCAATGCCGGTTTACCTGACTATAAACTATACAGTTACGATTAGAAGCCAGTACATTCAGCAAATGAATGAGTTAACAACTCCTTTTGCAACATTAGGCGGTCACATCAATTCTTTTGCAATTAGAAAAGACGGTCATCGTTTTGAAACTTTCGTTCAATCTGATTTCACCCTAAACAACAATGTTTCAAATTTAGGAGTTGATGAAAGATCTTACGATACAAAAATCAATTTTAAGGTTTTGGGCTACATAATTGGCGAAGGTCCAAATGGCGACAGACCAAAAATTATCAGAAGAGAAAATGCTGTAGAGGTTAAGATCCCACGAGAGAGAGTTATTTTTGGCGATATCCCAGAGCGCAATGATAATAAAGGATTTTACAGAGAATAGTAACTAATTAATAAAGAACTCTCAAGTTTGAATAAGGAGAATTAGCTAATGTCCGTAGAAAAGTATAAATTTATTTCACCCGGAATTTTCGTAAGTGAAATTGACAACACAGCAAGAACTGCAACACCCGAGTCTGTTGGACCAGTAATCATCGGTCGTGCAGAAAAAGGTCCAATCCTTCAACCAACCAAAGTAAATTCATTTTTTGATTTTGTTGGAACATTCGGTGAGCCTATCCCTGGTGGCGCTGGTGGTGATATTGCTAGAGACGGAAATTATACTTCTCCTACTTATGGTGCATATGCGGCACAAGCTTGGTTTAGAAACAATGCCCCTGTTACATTCGTTCGTTTAGGCGGTCAAGCTTCAGAGGAAGCTGATGCTCCTACTGGTTTGGCGGGATGGCAAACAACAGACACCACACCAGCTAGCACAAATGCAAACGGTGGTGCTTTTGGTCTTTTTATATCAAACGCCCCAACAGTGACATTTCCTACAGGAACAATTTCAGTTGTTGATGGTAATATCCCAGCGGGTTCAGAAATTGTTTTTCAAGATGGATTTAATGGTGATGTCCTTGCAACAGTTACGATAGCTAGCTCATCAACAACTACTGATAATACTAACTTTGACTGTAGTAGCAACGACGCATATGAAATTGCTCGTCAGATTAGAAATGCGATTAACTCCGGTAGCTTCTTTAGCGCATCAGTTCCATCTGACGGTCTAGTAAAACTTACACCTATAACAACCGGCTATCCTCTTCTTTACCCAGGTGTCCAGATGAAAGTAAACGCTGCAGGCGGTGGTGGCAATGAGTTTGTCGGCTCCATCTCTGGCTCTGGTGATTTACCTAACAACTCATTTGGCACATTCAGTGGTTCTTACTCTGCAACAACAGGAACACTAGCGGCAACTTGGTACATTGACCAAAGCGCTTCAATTGGTCTTTCTGGAACACGTTGTGATAGCGGTAAAAGTGACATTGGCGCTGGTATTTACTTTGAGAACATTGATGGCTCACAGCACTTTAAAGTTCAGATCAGTGGAGCTACTGGAATTCTAGCAGACTCCACCTTCAACTTTACAGACACAAGCAGTAAGTTCATTAGAAAGGTTTTCAACACAAACCCAACCCTAACCAACAGCGCAGTAACAGATGCTAGTAGCAATGCTTTTACAAGATACTGGTTAGGTGAGTCATTCGAGGGCGCCGTTAGAGACACTGTAAGTGCAACTGGTAATCAAATTGGTGTGATTCTACCTCTCATGTCAGGAACAACTGGTGAGGGTAGCGATTTTAGAAAAGATTATCAGAATTCTGAAACTGGTTACTTCTTCTCACAGGATCTAGATAACACAACAGGTTCATTCGTTGTTGCTAGCCAGAGAAATCTATTCAAGTTAGTTGCTAGAAACAGTGGCGATTATGTTGCAAGAAACCTTAAAGTTTCAATTGCAAATCTAAGAGCAGCGGCTGACGACACAGCAGATGAACCTTATGGCTCATTTAGCGTTATCATCAGAAAACTTAGCGACACTGACAATAGAATGGAAATCGTAGAGCAGTTTAACAACTGTAATCTTAATCCTAGTTCACAAGACTTCATTGGTCTAAAGATTGGTAACAGATACCAAGAGTGGAACGAGCAAGACAAGAGATACAGAGAGTTTGGAGACTTCCCAAATAACTCAAAATACATCTATGTAGATATGCCAGACGAGGTTCTACTCGGCAAGACAGACCCACGTTATCTACCTTTCGGTGTTCGTGGTCCAATCCAGTTCAAGGCATTCAATGACCAAACTGGTTCAGCGACAAGAAACACTCTTGTTTCTGGCAACTATGCAAACTACAGCAATACCGCCATTACAACTTTCATCAGCGGCGCTCAAGTGACTAACGGTCAAGTTACATTTGAATTCCCACAGCTTCGCCTAAGAATTTCAGCTTCTGAGGGAAGTCCTGTAGACCAGTTCAACTCCTACTTCGGTGTTGACACAACATTCAATTCCTCAAGACTAGACAAGTCAGTTAGAGACCATTTGAAAGTGAAGCCAAGAGATTTTCTAGACTTCACCGCTGGAAACACAACAGAGGTTTCATTCCAGTTCACATTGGATGACATGTGTTACGCTACTGGAACTGACAGTGCTAAGTTCTATGTTTACAAAGAAGGCTCTAGAGCAGATGCTACCGAGCGTGGATCTTTAACCTATCTACGTGGTTCTGGATCTTACACTGAGGTTCTTGATGCAGGCATCGACAAGTTCACAACAGTTTTCGCTGGTGGCTTCGACGGTCTAGACATCACAGAGTCAGAGCCTCTAAGAGACGTAAACTACAGAACTGGTACAGATCCAACAAACAGAAACAGTGCAATGTTTAACTCTGTTAATGTTGCAATTGATTCTATTAGAGACCCAGAGGTTGTTGAATACAACCTAGCAGCAATGCCGGGTGTTGTCAACGCAACTCTAAACACTAAACTAGTTGACATGTGCGAAGCCCGTGGTGATGCACTTGCAATTATTGATGTAAAGGGTGGCTTCATTCCACCAGAACAGAGCTTAGATGACGCAGACCAGAGAAAAGGAACAGTTGATGCAGTTGTTGCAGAGATGAAGTTAAATGTAATTAACTCAAGCTACGCTGCTACCTACTACCCATATGTTAACGTTCGTGACCTTAACAACGGGCAGATCGTAACAGTTCCACCTTCTGTTGCTGCTATCGGCGCTCTTTCTTACAGCCAGAAGACAACAGAGCTTTGGTTCGCTCCAGCAGGTTTCACCCGTGGTGGATTATCTGCAGGTCGTGCCGGTCTACCAGTTGTTTCTGTCAAAGATAGATTAAACTCTAGAGACAGAGATAAGCTTTATGAGAACAGAGTTAACCCTATCGCTCAGTTCCCAGCAGAAGGCATTGTTATCTTCGGTCAGAAGACACTACAAGTTACTCCATCAGCGCTTGATAGAATTAACGTAAGAAGATTGATGATTTACTTGAAGAGAGAGATTTCTAGATTTGCTGCGACCATCTTGTTCGATCAAAACGTTCAAACAACTTGGAATCGTTTCCGTGGCAGAGTAGAGCCTTTCTTAAGATCAGTTCAGGCTGGTCTTGGAATCACAGACTTCAAGCTAGTGTTGGATGAAACAACTACAACTCCTGATTTGATTGATAGAAACATTCTCTATGCTAAGATCTTCATCAAACCAGCGAGAGCAATTGAGTTTATCGCAGTTGACTTTATTTTGACAGACTCAGGCGCAGCTTTTGAAGATTAGGACTACTTACTATAAGAAGGAGATAAATTAATGGGATTTTGGAGTGACATTTCAACAGAGCCTAAAAGAAGCTTTAGATACTTTGCTTCTTTTGGAGGTCAAGATCAAAAGATTGAAACTTATGCAATTAAGACAGTCAAGAAACCTTCTTTTACGATAAGTGAGATTCCACATCAATATGTAGCTCACACTTTCTACTACCCAGGAAGAGTAACTTGGAATGCTGTTGACATAACTTTCATTGACCCAGTTAATCCTGATAGTTCAGCGGTAATCAGCAACATGCTCGTTCAAGCTGGCTACAGAAAGCCAGTAGATGAGATTACAGCTAGAAAATCTTTCAGCAAGGCTAACTTCAACAGCGCAATTGGTGAGATCAAGGTTTCACAAATTGATGCTGATGGACGTGAGGTTGATGAATGGTCCTTGGTTAACTGCTTCTTTACTAACGTTGATTACGGTCAGCTAGACTATGGCACAGAAGATTTAGTCGTAATGTCTGTTACAGTTAGATATGACTACGCTTCTTACGCCACAATGGGCGGTCAATCTCCAAACTCCTTATTAGCTGGCAACGCCAGTTCATAACTAAACCGGTTTAAACATGGCTTTCTGGAGTAATACTAGCGTACAACCAAAACTATCTTTCAAATGGTTTGCTTCTTTTGGATTTCAGAATGCAACTATTAGAAGTTACACTTTACGCTCCTTCCAGAAGCCTTCCTTCTCAATCGCTTCGGCAGAATACATTTGGTTAAATGATGTTGGTTTTCGTCCTGGTGTTTTAACTTGGAACCCAATTGAAATCGTTTTAACCGATGGAGAAGGTCGAGACGAAAATAATGCAAAACATTTGTATGAAATTTTGAAAACTTCAGGTTATAATAGTACAAATGTGAATGAGCCTTTTTCAAGAATAGAAAAAACAAATTCTTCTGCTGCTCTTGGTGGTCAAATGGTTTTTACTCAAATAGACTCAGAAGGACAAACCGTTGAAGAATGGACTATAGTTAATCCGTTTATGGAATCAGCTAACTTCGGTCAAGGAAATTATGCAGCCGATGAGATTATTTCAATTTCATTAGTTATTAAATATGATTATGCTACATATGATTCTAGAGCAAGATCACCTTACAGCCAATTACTACTATAATAAATAAGAGGTAAAAATGTCAAGAAATAAAAATCGTGTTACGGCTAATGCGCCACAGATGGCTGCGGCAGCAGTCCCACCCGTTCCACCACAGCAACAACATCAAGGTTTGTTTAATTTTGTTGTTCCAACAGAAATTGTTGATCTACCAAGTAAGGGAGAGTTTTACCCTCCAGGTCATCCTTTACATGGTGTTGATTCAGTTGAGATTAAACACATGACAGCAAAAGAAGAAGACATTCTTACTTCTCAAAGTTTGATTAGGAAAGGTATTGCTATTAATCGTGTGTTAGAAAGCATCATCGTTGATGATTCCATTAGAGTTGATGATTTGCTAATTGGTGATAAAAATGCGCTAATTATTGCTTCTAGAATCTATGGTTATGGTGCAGACTATGATGTGTCCCTAACTTGTCAAAACTGCTCAAATCAATTCGAAACTACCGTAGATTTGAATAGTTTTGAAGCAAGACAAATAACCTTTGATGATGAAGTCCAGAAAACAGAGAACAACACCTTTTTGATTACTCTTCCCAAGAGTGAGTTTGTTGTTGAGTTTAGACTATTAACTTCTCGTGATGAGGCTGTTATTGCAAAAGAGAAAAACAATGGCACAACAGGTCTTCTAAGAATGATTGTTGTTTCCATTAACGGTCAAACAGATTCATTCTACATTGATCGTGCTCTTCAGGTACTTCCTATTCGTGACGCATCTGTCCTTAAAAAGCTTTATGCTTCAGTGGTTCCAGATGTTGATATGTCTTATGAGATTGATTGTCCTGCTTGTAGTGAAGTTTCAAGATTGGAGGTTCCGCTTACTGCGGAGTTTTTTTGGCCTAACCTCTGATTACATGAAGGACGTTTACGAACAGTTCTTCTTTATGAAATACATTAGCCAATGGTCTTTGGCTGAGTTATATAACCTACCTATTGGATTGCGTAATTGGTTTGTTGAGAGAACAATCAAACAAAAAGAAAATGAAAACGAAGCAATCGAAAAAGCAAGTCAAAAAAACACAAAAAGATAATTAATAAAAACACTAATTATACAAAGGAGTATTGTGTAATGAGCGACCGCATTGTTATTAATGTTTCAAAAAAACATTTGCTAACTGAATCATCCATGTCTCAGTTTGCAGCCCAACTAAGAGCACTATTGAGAAATGTTTTATCTTTAGATGCTTATACAGCCTTAATCAGAGAAGAAGACAAGGCAACACCTACATTTGTAATCAAAGGTTCAAAAGAAGATGTAAAAGCTTTTGCTGATGCCCTGGACAAAGAAAAACAATATGCAAAAGATTACATGGAACATGGTCTGGGCTCACCAGAACTTACAGACACAAAGTTGGAGTTGGAGAAATCAATTCACAACTTTGAGAAAACCACAGGCGTTAAGTGGCCAGTAGGATAAAATATAAATTGCGTTGACTCAATCAGAATTAGAAGACCTAGCAAGAGCGGCAAAGCTACGTGAGGATTCTGCTAAACAACAAGCCTTTTTAGCAGAATCCACTGCAGAATTGGTGAAACAAACAAAAATTCAAGCACTAGAGCTTAAAAAAATAATCAAAGCCCAAGAAGAATTAGCTGCGCTGGGTGTGAGCAACGCTCAAGCAAAAGCAGATGCTGCAAAAACACAACTGGCTGCGCTACAAGCACAGATTGATGCAAACGAGCAAATCTTAGAACAAGAAAGAGAACGTGCTGAAATCCAAAAAATCATTTCCGCCGAAGCCGATAATTTAATAAAATCTTTTGGTGGGATAAGCAATAGAGCCGAGCAATTTGCTAAAGCCACAAAAGCCGCTGGTGGTCCACTTAAGGCAGTAAAGAACATCGGTAAAGACATTATGGATAAGGGCAAGAACCTTGGTGGTTTAGGAATTGCCCTTTCTCTTGCATCAAAAGCTGCTAAGGAAGTAGGCAAGTCTTTAGGCACTATGCGAGACATTGCCATTGAGCCAGTTAAAAATGCAGTAGATTTCGATGAGGCTCTAAAAAAAGCAGCCGGTAGATTAGATGCATTTAGAACATCTGGTAGAGATCTCCAACTTCTAGACCCAGGTGAAATAGAAAAATTTAGACAAGACTCAATGGCTCTGGCTGACACGTTTAGAGGGACTACTGATGAGGTCAGGCAGTTATCCACTGAGTTATTCAGCGCTTCAAGACAATTTAGAGAGTTAAAAGCTGCTGGTGATCCTGCAGCCAATTCTCTACTTAAAACTTCTTTCATTCTTCAAAGAAGATTAAATATTCCAGTTTCACAAACAGCACAACTTACAGAAACGCTGTCTCAAGCGTTTGGAAAAAGTGCAGAGGAGTCTCAAGGGTTTGCAACATCGCTAGCTGTTTTAGCTGATAACATGGGTTTAGATGTAAGGCAAACATTTTCAGATTTTCAAGCGCAAGCGAACACTCTGGCTAAGTTTGGCTTACCGGACATTCAAGGAGAATTCCTAAAGCTAAGTAAAATTCAACAGCAAACTGGTATTGCCATTGACAGCATGGTAAGCTCTTTAGAAACCTTCTCCACATTTGAGGGTGCATTAACTGCTGCTTCTAAGTTGAATGCAGTGTTTGGAACAACAATTGATGGTCTAGAACTGATGGATACCTTTAATCTTGAAGGTCCAGTGGAGGCTTTTATTCAGTTGAGAGAAGTTCTAGAGGCACAAGGCTTACAGATAGATCAATTAAACTTCTCACAAATGCGAGCGCTAACAGGTTCTATAGGAATGACCGCAGAGCAAATGCGTAAATTTGGAAACGTTTCTTCGCAGCAACTAAGGGACATCACTGTTGGCGCAGTCAGTGCCGAAGAAGCAATGAATAAATTAACAGCAGCGCAAGAAGAAGGTGAAACAACAGCCGAAAAGTCAGCTAAAACTCAAGATAAACTAATGAATACGTTGGATGGATTGGCGCAGACACTAGATAACTTGAACCGTTCACTCTTGAAAACTGCTGAATCTTCACCGCTTGCTGCATCTGCCTTGTCAAAATTTGGCGGCGTTGCATTACAAGCCATTGGCGCAATCGGAGGCGGCTTAATTGGCGGTCCTGGCGGCGCTCTTGCTGGTTCGGTGATAATGGGCGGCATAGGAAAAGCTTTAGGCTTCGCAGCAGGTAACAACTTCATGAGTGAAGGCGGTTTTGCCATGACCGACGAATTGGGAATGGAAAACAAATACACTAGAGGTAATCCAATGCCAATGTCGGTCGGCAACAGAACAGGCAATCTAACTTATTTACCAGCGGGTAGCGCAGTTCAAAGCGCAGGAGCCTCTTCTAGTTCAACACAGCCAGTAACAATTAATCTACACGCTGACGGTCAGATTGTTGCAACAAGCAAACATCAGCTTAATTCAAACGATGTCAGAAGAATTATTGATGAAAAGTTCCAAGGATTAAGCATTACTCGTAATCCTGTCTAGAAATTAAAATCAAAACTAATTAAATTATGCCCTATGCAGAACAAAATAGCAGAGACTTTAAAAGGTTTATGATTAAACCTTTACATTTGCAAAATGTAAATGGAGTAAGTGCTCCTTCTTTATATTTCAATTCCATTATAACGGAATTTACAGATACTTGGACTCCTCGCTGGAATTCTGTTAATGTTTATGGTAGAATGGACCCATTACCTTTTTACGGAGGAACAAGTAGGGAACTAGCTTTTGGTTTTAGAATTGTTTCCGATAGTGCTATAGAAGCTAAAAAGAACATGGCAAAGATTCAAAAGCTAGTTCAATATCAGTATCCTCTAAATAGATATGTGTCAGATTATGGTCCTAATTCGACAAGTAGATCGGAGAATAGAAGAAATTTCATCCAAGCTCCACCTTATTTTGAGTTAGAGTTTTTAAATCTTTTTAAGAGTGGCAAAGGTAAAGTCTTAAAAGCTTACATTAACGGACCAGTTCAAGTTAACCCTGGATTTCAAACTAAAGACCAAGCACAGTACTTTAGTTTAGATTTCAGCGAGGTTTACTTTTCAGACGTTACAGTTACTTTAAGATTGCAAGTTCTTCATGATGTTGAAGTTATTTCAGCGGTAGCAGGACCAGCCGGTGCAAGTTACCCATATGGAATAAATCAAGCTATAGCAGAGAATCTAAACACTTATGCTATTACTGATAGCGGGACAACACCGGCTCCATCAGGACAGGCGGCAACTGCGCCACCTGCACCAGAGCCTGCAACGAACCCGGTTCCGCAGGAGAAAACACAAGACCAATCGCCAACTAGCCCAGCTAAAAAACAACAACAAGCTAGCGTTAGTAAAACTTTAACACCGTTGCAAAAAGTGTCAGGTCGAAAAGTTGGTCTTCTCGATTCTAGTATTTTAAGTGGAAGATAAATTAAAAAGGATAAACAATGGCAGTAAGTAGATTTAACAATAGAGTGATAATAGACAATAACAATAACTCATATGCATTGTCGGATATCTTAAAAAGAAGGGGAATCTCTTACATAGAGCAGTTTAACACAGCGAATTTAAATTATCCAGAAATAAGCCAAATAGCTAATTTAGATGTCAGAACAGAGGTGTGGACGGTTGGAACAAAGTATTTTAAATTAGCTAAAGACTATTATGGAAGCGAAGAATACTGGTGGATAATAGCTTGGTATAATCTCAAGCCATTAGAAACAGACTTTAAGCCTGGAGATGTGGTTTACATTCCAACTCCACTGCAAGACATCTTATCTATCTATGGATTACTTTAGGGAAATTAAATGACAACAGGTCCAACAACGGCAGCAACTAAAAGTTATGTAGAAGCAATTAAAGATGTTTTTAGTAAAAATAATGTTGCAGAATTTAATAAACAATCTCTTTTGTTCGAGCAAGCACTTAAGTGCCTCGGGGCTTATTTTGCCAAAATACAACAAGACACAAGCTTTTATGAAAATGAATCAAGGGTTAGACAAATAGGGAAAGTAGGGTTTAGAGATGTAGATGGAGAAAGAAAATATCTTCCTTACGTTTCAAACATTGAATATATTGATTATAGAACAGAGTTGGCTGATTTTTATTTAGATAAGCAAGGAAGAAGTTTTAAAAATTACTTCAACCTAACACCCGATAAAATAGCTCACATGTCTCATTACATGTATGTCACAGAAGAGTTAATAAATTCAAAAAATGGAAAAAGAACAGAAAAGGTAATTTTAAATAACAAGAACAATTTAGATGGTCTAATCTTAAACCCCACATCTGGTCGTCGTGGCGGTGCAGGAGTTCAAAGTATCAACATTAATTATGAGGGAATTGATAGCGAAACAAAAAGAATTGTTGTGGTTAATGCAAAATATGTGTTTCAGGACACAAATGAAATGTTATCAGATCCTTACATTGGGTTATTTTTATTGGATACAAAAAAAGAGGTTAGAGGAGAAAATTATAGAAGAACGATAAACTTTAACATTGGTTGGGACACCAATCAACCTGAAAAGGTTGGAGTTAATTTTGAAAAACTTAAATTGAGCCTTCGAACAAATCTGGTAAACTATAGCATTAATTTAAATCAAGATGGCTCAGTTATAGTCGATGCAACTTATAGGGGTAGCTTTATAGAAACTCTATCTTCTCCAAGTGCCAACATTCTGGAATATAGTAAAGCACGGGCATCGGAAGTTAGAAATAACACAGAAGAGATAGCAAAAAACTCAGCTAAAATAGCTGATAATTCTGGAAAAGTTGCAAAAAGACTTAGGGCGGTTATTTTCTTTTTAGAGGAATTTAGAAGGCAAACAGCGTTATTTATCTCCAGACCATCTACAACTTCTCTCGGCGGAACAACATCTGGTTTAACTTCAGCTACAGTTACTGATTTTGCAGATTTTAGTCAAACAATCTTTGGTTCCTATAATACTTTAGGTGTTACAGCCGGTGGCGGAGGTTACACACCGGCACCTTGGACTTTGGCTGTAGAGAGATTATTTGACCGTGGCAAAGGTAATTTTTTAAGAACACTTGGCATTGATAGCGTCCCCCAAAAAGCGTTATTCAATAAAAGACTAAAGCAGGAATATGAGACTCTGAAGCAAACTGTTTTTGATAGGGTTATAAGTGAGACGATTAGAGATGAAGCAACTCAAGGTGAATTTCTTGCGGTTCAATTAGAAGAGACAGCTAAAGTAATAAATGATCTCAGAAGTAAGCTTGATGTTGAATCTGGAAAAGCAATGGATGCAACTGGTGCTGCCGCAGCGCAGGCTGCAAAAGAAGCCAATTTAGCAAGACTTTCTGCCCTTCGAGAGATTGGAAAAAACTTAATTGAGGATTCTAAAGTTTATTATGTAATTGTTCCAACAGCGGCAGTCGAAAATTATAAGTTTCAAGCTCATTCTGGAAATCAAATTAGCGCTACAGGAATCGCACAAAATGCACCAATAGTCCACATTGGCTCACTGGATGAATTTAAAGAATTTAACACTGAAAAGAACTTTACAGATTCGATTGATTTAGAAGATCATCAAATAACTCCTTTTGTTTTTTTTGGAGATGTTATCAAATCCGTGCTAGAAAGAATCCCAGCATCAATTGCAGGAGGGGCGGGGAATGAAGTTGCTAAATTTGTAATAGATTTAATTAATGAAACTGGTGGCGACATTAGAGTCGATTTTGGCTACATTTCTTACAACACACCCTATTCAAATTTGCCAATAAGGGGATTCCCAATTTATTATTTGCCTGTTTCCCTGGTTGAATTAAACAACTTCTTTAACAGAGAAGTTGTTTCAAAAGGTTTAAGTTATTATTCTGTTAGTGATTTTATAACTGACATGTGTAAGAAGTTTCTCGCAGGTGCTTTCGAGCAGTGTTCCAAAGATAGCATGACACAAGGCTTTATTCCGCCCAAGATATCTATTTTAAACACTACAACTCGTGATAGCGCAGTCCTTGCAAAAAAAGTAGAAAAAGAAGTTAGCACTAGCAAAGGTAAAGGCAAAGCAAAGAAAGTTGAAATTGATTTTACTGAAGCTAGAAAGTATTTAAGCAAAACAACAAAAACACCAGTAGATAATGTTTTTATTTATGGCACTAAAGAAACCGTTTTCGACTTAACAGCAAAAGGCTTATTATCAACTGCTAGAGGTCCAAATCAACCTTTTGGGAATTTTGTTGCAAACATGCGCCGAGGCGTTCCTCATTTTTATTTTTTGGGTGTTGATAGAGGGATTGAAAAAAACATAAGTCTAACTGATATTGCAGATCAATCTGTCAAAACTGCGGTTTACTATTCTTCTAAATCTTCTTTGGTGACAAGTGGTCTAAACACTAATAGATTATACAAAAAAACAGGAATCCCTCCTGCGGTCTTTCAAGCTGAAATCGATTCTTTAGGATTTCCTTTATTTAACATAGGTCAATTAATTTATATTGATTTAATTGATTATAATAAAGGAAAAGGAAAAGACGCAACTAGAATGCTTAAAGCTAGCGGCTATTATTCGATTTATAAAGTTTCTCACGAAATAACTGCTGAAACATTCTCATCTAAAGTTACAGCAATAATTCAGGTTCCCTACGAAGATAGGGAAGAAATAATAACAGAAGCCCAAAGAACAGACGTTAAAGTAGATAGAAAAGAACTTGCAGCAGAAAGGAAAAGAGTAGGGCTAACGACCAAGCTAGTAAAAACAAGAGAAGCGGAAGAGGATAGCCAACTAGGTTATAAAGGCTTAAAAGAAAGTGAGTTATTTAGAACCACAGAAGAAGACATAAGCAAAATCAAATCCTCTACAGAATTCACAACAGTTATGGACCAAAGAAAAGCTGCTTTACAGGAAACTAAAGATAAAATACAAAATTATAAAGACACCTATGGAAAATCTGGCGCTAGTGGTTCAGAAGCTAGGGAGTTTAGAGCCGAAAAACGCCGATTAGAAAAAGAATACAAAGACGATTCAAGTAAAATAGAAGAAGAATTGAATAAATGGATCATTAAAAAACTAAAATAATAATTATACTACCATGCCTGATTATAAACCATTATTTTTAAATAAAAAAGGATCAAATCTAGACGGAGTTTCATTGCCGTCTTATGTCTTAGAGGAATACTACAAACAACAAACAACGGAGATCTTTAATCAATTCAATCCTAACTACATTGATCTTTGGTATGATGTTCCACTTTACGGAAAGATAGACACTTCAAACAAGTTAGTCCACCCAAAGAATAGCAAGATGTCTTATCCTCTTATTGAGAGTGGAAGAATAAATTATTACGGCTTTGACTTTATGTTGAAGGCAATAGATGAGTATGTGTTCTTCATGAGAAAAGCAGCCACTGGTGGTAAATCTTCTTTAGGAAAACTATTAAACAACTTTAAAGTAAAAAAGTGTTTTGTCGATCCCCTCAAACAACACTTCACAGAGTCAATGAAAGTGATGGAAGTATTCAATCTCAGACTTGTTACGAACCCTCCTCAAAACAGAAAAGTGATTGATTTTGAATCCTACATGTGCGAATTTGTTGAATTTTTACATTTCTTCAAACAGGACTTTCTTTTCTTTGAAACGTTCACTAGCATTGAAAACAATCACAGCGGCACTGGATTAGCATTTCAATTTACAGAAGAAGACAATAATAATGACTTTTTAAAAAATAAATTTTATATTGATCCTGAATTTTATAAATACATCCAAACATCTGCTAACTTTGGATTTAGAATAAACAGAAATGCACCAGGGATGCTATTAGCAGACTTAAGATCAAAGCCCATGATGTCTGGAATAACTATTAAAAGAGGCTATGATCCAATTCAAAAGAAATTAAGAAAAATTAAAACAGATGGATATCTCAGAGAAAGATTTATTCCAAGCTTAGATGTTTTCTTCAATGAGTATTATGATAGGGTGATTGACACTTCTTACGGTTTATTTGTCTATCAAGTAAAAGATGGTTATAATAAATATAAGAATAGAGTAAACTATGTTGTAGATCATGGTAAAACCTATGTCGATTTAGGAAAATACTCAAGAGGGATTTCTTCAATTGGAGTTTTCAGAGAAAAAGAAAAATTAATCAAAATTAAAAACTTTAATGAAAAGAAATATAATGACAATTATTTTATAATGAAGTTCGAAACAATTCTGGCTAATCGTCACAAAGACAAGTCAACTTCTCACTACTATCATAACTTTAAGAAATCATTAAAGAAAATGATGTTAGACAAGAAAGACGTTATAGAAATCTTAGATAAAATCGAGGACTTCTACACTCCTACAAAGATTTATGACCCAAAGACTAAGAAATTAGTTTGGAACTCACCAAAAAAACAATTGACACCGGCAAAAAGTTATGTTAATCTTCAGACCAAGGATCAACCCACTGTGGGTAAGATCGTTACTGAATTTATGCCGGATATTTAATGCTTTTCCAAACATTCGATGAAAAAAACAAATGCTCCCTAATCTACAGAAAAGGGTCATTTAGCGAACAAATTGGTGACAACTGCACCCAAACTTGGTCCTATGCTACTTACCTACGACACAAGGAGGTCGAGTATGCTAATCTTTACACCGGGGGTGAATCCCTGGA